GTCTCCCCAGCTCCGTAACCGGAGCCGCTAGCCAGTCGCCCCGCGCGGGGTCACTCCACCGTCACGCCCGTGTCGACCACGACGACGTCCAGCACGGGGTCCTCGTCCGGTGACGCGATGTCCTCGTGGATCACCGCCCCGCCGAAGGGCTCGAACGCACCGATCACGGCCTGGTCGCGCTCCGATACCTCGAGCCGCCCGATCCATGCGGGATACATCTTTGACACCTCGCTCTGGATGAGCGGATACGAGCCGTACGACGCCTCCCTGAGACGGATCTGCTCGATGCCCGCCCGGCGCCAGGTGTTCTCTCCAGCCGTGCCCCCCGGAGGCGTGTACGCAGGATCGGCGCCGCGGAGGCAACGGTCAGAGATGACGCGACCGACGGCGCGCAGCACCGGCTGGATCGCCGACGACTGCGCCGGAGCCATGAACGGCAGCACGTATGCCACTTCCCACTCACTCGTGTCGCGCATCCACACCGTCGTTCGCGCGTCGGTGCGCTCGCGCTGCCTGTAGAGCGCAAGCAAGGGAAACCGGAACTGCCCGCCCGTGAGGTACGGCGCGGGCTCCACGGCCACGCGGCCGTTCACCGCCATCGCGATCGGCGCGTCGATCGCCTGGGCTTGCGCCACCAAACGAGCGCCGAGGTAGTAGTCCAGTGCCCATGCGAAATAGGCGAGCGCGTGGAACAGCGCCGGGTCGACGTCCTCGAGCAGCGTACGGTCGCTGTCGGTGGTGAGCGGGAACTCCACCGCGCCGTGTTGAAACTTACCCACGCGCGTCGTATCTCTCGATCGCCGACGAGACGTAGAACTCCGCCCCGTAGTCCGCGACCTGCTGGCCGTGGTCGCGGGCCTGCTGCATGAACGGACGCTCGGCGGTGCCCGGATGCTGCACGCGCCTGGCAAACACCGTGCGACCCGCGACGACGAACCGGAGCGCGCCGCCCCGCTTCGGCTCGATGACGTGCGGCGGCGTGCCGTGCTCGAGATACTTCGCAGCACCCGCGGCCTTCACCTCGCCGTAGATCGCGCCTTGCGCTCGTCCCGCGATCGACCGCCGCGTCTTGCCCGTCTGGTCCTTCCAGAGCGTCGTCGCCTTCGCGTGCTTCTCGGTCTCGGCCACCGACTCCCTGACGACGGTCACCATCGCGTTCTGGATCTGTATGCTCAGGTCCATCAGCGCCGAACGGCACGCAGCGCCGTCGATGGTGATCATCGCGAGAAGTCCCCGATGCCGTGAATGAACATCGGCCCGGTGGCTTCCTCCTCTGCACTCATGGTCGACACGCGCGTCCGCGTGTTCACCGGCTCCCCCGACGTGTTCGGGAGCTCCTGTCTGTTCTCCACGAACCGCTTCATCAACTCGGTCGCGGCGTCGAAGTATGGCTTCCAGTCCTGACCGAGTGCCTGCGAAATCTCCGGCCGCCGCCGCATCGCAAACGCGATCGAAAACTCCAGCGCCGCCTGCTTCACGACGATCGGCACACTCGCCAGCGGCCACGCGTTCATCGGGTACAGCTTCTCCAGGTACGAATTGACCTGCGCGTCGCCGAAGTCCAGCGCCGCCTGCATCGGCGCCGGGTCCGCCACGCCGTCCCCGTTGTCATCGAACGCAGCGGTGACGAAACCTCGGCCGAGCGCGTTCACGAGATCGCTCTCTCCGTTGTACGCCACCGCCACGCCTCCTCACTCGCCCGGCGGCCGGTGCCCGCCCGGCTGTCCCGGCTGACCGCCGCCGCCCGGCTGCTCGCCCGGACGCTTCTGGCTCTGCTCGCGCTGGAGCCCGAGCATTTTCTCGTACTCGGGACCGACTTCCTCGACGTGCTCCCCGAGCGACTTGAAGTCCTCTTCCGAGACGTCGAGGACCGTGCCCGGCGCGTGATGCGTACCCGCCCGACCCGCCGCGACGGTGCTCTTCACCCGCACACGCTTGTGTCCCTGCGGCACCGGGCCCGTCGGCCCCACCGCATGCTTCGCGGCCATCGACACGGGCGCCTCGGGCAAGTCGCCCGCGTCCTCACCCATGGCCTGCTTCGCCTGCGCCGTCTTGATCGCCTCGGCGCGCGACATGTCCACGTTCGGGTCGTAGTCCTGCACCATGTCAGGCACCGGTGCTCCGCCCGTACCGAGCGACTGCGCCGTCGGACGCTGCCCCGGGTTCGGCTTCACGTTGCTCTGCTGGCCGGGCTTCTTCTCTTGCGGTTGATTAGGCATGACGCTCCTCACCCGATGGGGGTCGTGATCAGGTAGCCCGTGTCGGGCGCGACGATCTTGTGGTCCTCGGCGACGCTCACGCGGGCGTAGTACCCGCCGAAGCCGCCGATGGACGGGTCGAACCACTGGTCGGTGTACGGCTGGCCGTTCCGGAACGTGTAGCCGAACGCCGCGCTACGAATGCTCGGAGCCGCCGCCACGCGGACGACGCCGAACACGTCCGGCCAGATCCGCGTGTAGTTCGCTGCTTGTCCCTCGTTCGCCGTGTCCTGGCGAGCCTCGGCCACCACGATCTCGTCGAGACCGAAGAACCGAGCGAGCATGTCCGACGAGGCGTAGCCCGCCTGGTCCGTCGCCGCGTTGCCCGTCTGGCGCGTGAGGAACAGGCTCATGATCTTCGCGTTCCGCGCGAGCACGTTCATCACGTTCAGCGTCGTGAACCCGACGAGTCGCGTCTGGCCTCGCCCTGCCCAGAGCGTCGACCGCGCCGTCATGATGTCGGCCACCGGATCGCCGCCCGTCACGTCCCAGCGGACCGACGCACCGAGGGCCACGGTGTTCCCAGCGTAGTTCCCCGCCGTCGTCAGAACCGTAGCGATGCGCTTCTCGCGCCGGAACGTGATGCCTTCGTTCAGGCTCGCGACCACGTCCGCCAACGCGTCGAGCGGTGCGTCCTGATTCTTGATCGTCTGGTTGTCGACGTAGGATTTGTATCCGTACGTCTTGCACGAGAAGTTGTCCGTCGTGAGATTCTCGTTGATCTCGTTCGGCGAGCCGCGCGGCCCGAGCTCGTCGTCGGGGTACGCCATGCGCGTCCGCTTGTCGAACCTGTAGAACAAGCCCGCGAGGTTCGGGACGTTCACGGCCGGCATCAGCCGCTCGCCGATGTACGCCTGATTTGCGTACTGGATCGACAGGTTCGTGAGCGCCGTGTCGACGTGCACGACGCCAGGCGTGATGGCCTTCAGGCGCACGAGCGCGTCGTTCGCTGCTTTCACCGCCGCGACGTCGAGCGGATCGTTCGATGCGAAAACTTCCTTCAGGCGCTCGAGGTAAGGCCTGGCCGATCGCTCCACGCGTTGCGTGAGCGCTGCACTGGTCGACATGTGCGTTCTCCCTTTGTTGTTCCGCTCAGGCCTTGCCGATGGTGATGCCCACGAGGTCACCAGCCGCACCGCTCTGCACGGCACTGCCGATCGATTTGTCTCCGCCCGCCGTGACGGCCGTGACGCCGTCCGCTGCCAGCTTCACACGAGTGCCGCGGGTCACGCCGCCCGTCCCCACGACCATCGGCATGATGGGCGAGCCCGATGGCGTACACACCTGAACGCGCTTGCCGCCGCCTGCGGTCGTGTCCATCGCGACGCCCGCGAACACTTCGTCGTCACCGGCGCCTGCGTTGGTGATCTCCGTGTCGGTCGCGCCGAACTTCACGGCCCGCCCGGACGTCGACGCCGTGGCAGTCGCCGTGATGTACGTCTTGATGATTGCATTCTTCAGATCCTGCGTGGCTCGAACGGCCATGATGTCCTCCCGGAAGCTGAAAGTGGTTCAGGCCCGCGCGCTCACGCGAGCGGCAAGCGCCTGCGTGTCCGCCGCCGCACGCTGCACGGTCTCCGTTCCCATGACCGACTGCGTGTGCGGCATGTCCGGACGAGCCTTGATGATCTGGTCGAAGAGGCCGCGGTTCGACCGGGCCAGCTCGATCATGGCAGGCTCCTCCGCCGGGGTGATCTTCACCCCGACGAGCGCCTTCACCTCGCGCACGACGAGCTCGCCCTCGGCCTTCGTCGCCCGGTCCATCGCGGCGTCCCGCTCCGTCGTCACGGCCTTCAGCTTCGTCTCCGTCTCGGCGGTGGCCGTCCGCGCGGCGACGATCTCCTTCTGCGACTCGCCGAGCTTCGTCTCGGCCACTTTCAGGTCCGCATCCCTTTGCGCCAGCTTCTCGCGGAGCTGCGCGGCTTCCTTCTCTTCCATGTTGTTCTCCTCGATGCCGCGCAGTGCGGCGGTTCGTTCTTGTGCGCGCGTCCGCATGCGCAGAAGCGCCTCCGGATTCGACGGAAGCGGCACCACGCTCACCTCGTGCAACTCGTTGTCGGTGAGCACGTACACGTCCTCGCCGTTCCGCTTCTCGAGCCGCATGTCGTTCGGCACGAACCCGACGGACACCGCCCGGAGCGTCCTCTGCTGAATCGACTGCCACACGTGCTCAGCGCGTGGATTCGCCTCCGCCGTCGCGAACACGATCCTGCACTGGAGCTTGCCGTCCTCGACGCGGACGTTCTCAGCGCGCCCGATCGGCAAGTCCCGATGGTCGTGGGCGTAGAACACGACGGGATTCGCTCGGTATCGGTCGAGCCGCCAGTGCTGGTCGACCACCTCGCCGTGACTGTCCAAAGCGCTCGTCGACGCGATGAAGTCCGCCGCGCGCTCCTTCGGGGCGACCTCGCGCAGCCATAGCTCGGTGCTCAGCATCTCGGTCGTCATCGCTTCTCGCGCCTCCGCTCAGGCACTTCGATGTCGTCGGCCGTCACCATGCGGTCCGTGAACCCCGGCGGCGCGTCATCCGGCGGAGGACGCTTCGGCGGGCTCGTCCGCGGGCGCGGGCGCACTCGACGGCTTCGCTTCTTCGGGCTCGGCATCGTCGTCGGAGGGGCCAATCACTTCCTCGTCCTTCCCCGGCTTGGGGATACCCGCCTGGTCGCGCACCCAGTCGGCCCCCATCCGCACGCCCGCGTCGCGTAGCGTCTTCACACCCGTCGCGAACGGAACGAGGTCCGCCTTGCTCTCGGTGATGAGCCGGAACGTCGACGGTCTCACCGTGGGGCCGAAGTTCAACCGGAACATCGCCGCCACGACGTCGCGGTCGATGTCGTCCGACACGAACCGCGCGCGCGCTTCCTTGAGGTCCATGCGGACCTCGTTGTGCACCTTCGCCTGCGCGTACCCGCTCGACTTCGACGCTTCCGTCGTCTCCGTCTGGCCGAGCACGGCCTTACTCATCTCGCGGCCGAGCACGGAGAACATCTCGCCGTGCTGCCCCGTCGTCGTGGCGCCCGCCCCACCGGGCCACTTCACATCGAGCTCCACCGACTTCGGGATCGTCGCGACCCCGTTCGACGTCATCTGCTCGAGGAGAGCCTGCAAGTCGTCGATGTCCGCCTGGTCGGCGGTGTCGTCGTGCCGACCGACGCGCCACGGCTTCCACGCCATCTCGGCGAGCTTCAGCCAGTCGGCCAGCGCCCAGTTGCGAAAGAGCGCAGCCCAGATCAACGGCCGAACGAGACCCTCACGCGCGGCCACGTCGCCCGTCACGCGCGGCTGCGAGACGACGAACTTGTCCGGCCACGCGCCGCGGAAATCCACCCCCGGGTACGTCATCGTGCCGACCGCGTCCCACCACTGGAGCCGGCCCGTGTCGGGCGCAAAGCAAAACCGCCGGTGGGCCACCGGCCGGAAGTCCTCCGGCACGAGCCGCCCGTCGACACGACGCCACATCACCTCGCTGACGGCGTAACCGTAGTACGCCGCGCCCGCGTGGTGCGCGATGAGCCTGGATAGTCCGCGGTTCTGCCGAAGCGCGGCGTCGACCCACTCCATCGCCTTCCGCTCGCGGGCCTTCGGCGACTCGGGCAGCATCAACTCCCAATCGAGCGCGGCGATGGCCTCCTCTGACGTGGCGAGCACGGACTGGAGGTGGCAGTCCTTCTGCTTGGCCTCGTTCGCGAGATCCATGAGTCCCGCCATCCGGCCCGCATCGGCGTCGCGGATGTATGACGAGACCTCGATGGGCGACATCGGACCGCCGATGCGGCCGAGCTGCATCCCGATCGGGAGCTGCGAAATAGCTAGCGTCCCCGGCTGCGGTCGTGCGCGTCGTCGGATTCGTGTGACCTCGGCTGCCATCGGTCAGAACCCGCGCGCTCCGCCAAGGCGATACGGCGTCGGCGCGGCCGTCGGACGCACCACGCGGAGCGGCGTGGGCGTAAATACGGCGAGAGCCAAGCTGTCCGCACGATCCGGCGACCTGCCGAGTCGCCGCTTGATCTCTTCCTTCGCCTCGACCTTGCGTCGGTTCCGACCGTCGAACGCATACGTCGGCGCGACGAGCTCGCCGTGGAGCTTCGGATCGTCCGGAATGGCGCCACCCTGCTCGAGCCACTCCGCCACGGCGAAGTGAAGCTGCGTCCTCAGGTTCACGTACTGGTCGGGACTCGAGGACGGGTCCCCCGATCGAACGTCGTTTACCGTGAGCCACCCCGCGACGCCGCGGCACGCGTCACTCTGGCGAAGGACCGAGATGACCCCGGCGCCCACGCCGTGACCGTCCACGTTCGCCACGACGCGCTCGTTCGTCTCGCGCAGGCGTTGCGCGGTCTCGATGACGCGCACAGCGAGCGCGTGCTCGTCGATGTTGAGGAACACCGCCGGCCTGAACGCCTTGAACCCGCGACGGCCGACGATCACCGATTCGTCGTCGCCGAACCGCGCAGGGTCGACCCCGAGCACGAGCGGTCCCGAGGCCGCCGTCTCTGACCACCGCGACTCGGCCGCCTCGACTAGCGCGAGCCCGATGACCGCGTTCTCCGGCTGCGACGGGAACTCACCGAGCACACGCACATAAAACAAGGGACTCTCCGAGCCCCATTCGCGGCGCTTCTCGTCGATCCACTCGCGCGTCGCGAGCCCGGGGACACCCGCAGGCACCTCGAGCGACGAAACGTGGATCGCGTGCCAGAACTCCCGCTTGTCGTTGAACGCCGAGAAGAACGTCCCCGACGTCATCGTCGGGTTACTCGTAAGGACGATCTTCGCGCCGCCCGCACGATTGCCCTCGATCGCCTGGAAGATCGACTCCGGCACGCCCGACGCCTCGTCGACGAGGAACAGAACGTTCGGCCCCGAGATGCCGGCCATTCTCTCCGGCTCCTTCGTCGAGAAGCCGACCACTTCGCGCCCGTCGGCGAGCTGGTAGCCGATGTCCGGGAGCTCGTGCATAACCCCGCCGAGCGGGATGCGCGCGCCGCGATAGAGCCGGCGCAGTTCCTTCCAGAGAATGTTTCGGATCTGCCGGTGCGTCGGTGCGGTCATCACGACGCGCGCGCGGTGGAACGAGCACACGAACCAGAGCGCCAGAGCGGCGACGGATAGCGACTTTCCGACCTTGTGCCCACTCCGGACAGCGACACGATCGTGAGCCGCGACAGCGCGCAGGATCTCGGCCTGACGGGACCACGGCTGGAAGCCGAGCACGTCCGTCGCAAACCGCACTGGGTCCTGGCGCCACAGGCGCACCGCGGCCCGCCCCTCGGCGAGAGACGGAAGCGCTGGGGCTGCGGCTGCCATCAGGTCTCGTAGGTCACGTTCACGGCGAGGTCCGCACCGCCGAGCGTCAGCGTGTCCGCGGTCGTCGAGCACGCCCACACGCAGCCCGTGAGGAACGGTTGCGTCCTAGGCGGCGACCAGTCGGCGTGCCCGCCCGGCGGCACGGCGATGCCACCGAGGAACACCGGAACAGCGCCATCGTCCGGTACCGTCGTCGCATCGAAAAACATTAGATAGAGCGTCGCCGACGCGTGCCCGTTCCGAGCGACGGCCTCGTGCACGTAGCACTTGCTCCCGAGGACGACGCCGCTTGCCGCCTTGCCGGCCGAGTCCCACCGGATGAGCGTGTCTTCGCGCGTGTCGCGAAGGTGAAGATCGTAGGTCGCCGCCATTACTTCCTCTTGTGTTTGCGCGCGGTCTTCTTCTTGGCCCGCTTCGGCAGCTTCTTGAACTCGGCCTTCGACGTGTCCTTGTCGAACTGCTTGGCAAGCTCGGGCTTGTTCGCGTGCATCCACGCGCTTTGCTTCTTCGATTTGTAGGGCACTGCTACTCCAGTCCCATCGCCTTGCGGTACGCGGTGCGCATCACGTCAGGTCGTAGCTCCACACGTCGAGGCCGGTGCATCACGTCACGTCACCTTCCACGACGTGAATGTTGCCGCCGAGTACGCCGTGGCGGCCGAGTACGAATATTTGCGGACGTACATTCCGGCCGCAACGACGGCACCGACACCGAGCCATGAACTGAGCGCCTCCGAGTAGATCTCGCGGAACTGCCCGGCCACGTTGCCGTACGCGAACCGGATGTTCGCCGCATCGACCTGGATGCGCACGAGCGTCGGGTGCATGGGGATGATCAATGGCGACGTCACCAGCCGCTTCGCCTCGGCGCTTATCGCTGTCGCGCTGGTCCAGCGGTCCGCCGTAAACGTGTGCCAGGTCTGGGCGGCGGCCTGGAAGGACCAGCCCAGCGCGTAAATCTTGCTGTTCCCAGGGATCGCGACGTAGATGCCGCAGCCCGAAATATCGAGACCGGTGAGCAGCGGGTAAAACTGCGCCACGACCGTGAGTGGCGCCGTAACCGGCTCTTCGAAGCCGGCGAGGTGGTTGGCGGTTGGGCCCGTGTAGTCGATGTGCACGCCGCCCGGCACATCGACGATCGTCGTCGCCGTCGCATTGCGCGGCGTCCAAAGCGCTGCGGCCTTCGGAGGCGTGACCGGGTAGAGCGCGGACGCCGGCGGCGACGCCGATTCGTCCCACGTCGTGCCCGTGTCGACGCTGATGATCTGGCGGTCCGTCGCGACATGCACCCGCCCGGGCACGCCCGGCGCCGGCCGCGCCGCATAGGTGCCCGAGATGGCCCCGCCGCCCCCTCCCGACGAGCCTCCCGGCGCGGGCGTCACGGTCAGCGGCATCGGCGCGGTCCTGGTCTACTCGCTCGCATCATGGCCTCGAACTCCCTCAAGGTGACGAGCCGCTGCACGAGCCCCTGGCCGCGGCACACGTCGCAGCCAAGCTGCCGCGCTCGTCGCCTCGTCCGGCAGTCGCACTCCCGCACAATGACGACACGCCACTCAACGTCGTTGGGCAAGGCGGTCTGATCGGTGGAGGATCTCGCCCGCACGCTCGTCGGCTTCCCTCGCCCGCTGCTCCAGCGACCGGGCCACCGCGGCAGCGCGCCGCTCGCGAATCGCCAGACGCACGGCCGCGCGGTCCTCTGGCCGAAGCACCGTCGCCGAGCAGCGGAGGCAGTGCGGCACGCGGACCCCCGGCGGCATGAGTGCGATGACGCCGGGCTCGAGCTCGACGCGGACGAAGGCTGACGCGCGCAAGGCCGTGGCCGAGTGGCAACGGGGGCATGCGGGTAGATCGGAAGCGCGCGGTCCGGAGGGGATGGCGACCGGCGGGCGCGCGGGGTCGTGGCCGGCGATGACGAGCGCGGCGCGGCGGAGTGTGGCGAGGGTCACGGTGTGGTCGTCGGCGGCAGCCCCTCGGGGCGCCGGAGGAAGTCGTACGCCGCGGCGATAGCCGGCCGCATGTCGCGCTCGGGCTCGTCGGCCGACGCCGGCGTCGCGAGCCAGCACGGCTCGCAGAGCACGTGCCTTGTCACTGGCGCCACGAGGGTCCCCGTGTCGCCGCAGTTGCAGCATCGAGGCATGGCCATGACGAGCCGGCAGACGACGTCGCGGGCTTCAGCGCAGCGGGCGCAGCTCATGGCTGGTCAGTTAGTAGTCCCCCGCCGCGCCGCCCATGGCCGAGAGGTGGAGAGCATGGCGGAGCTCCGAGCGGCTTGGTACGCGCGCGGCGGGGGGAAGATGGCGGGGGGCTAGCGGCGGATGAGGGGCGGCCTCGACGCGCGCTCCACGGTCGCCCGCTCGCACGTGCAGTACCGGCAGCCCTCGGTGTCGACGAGGGCGTCGGCGCCGCACCACGCGCAGACGAATTGCCAGTCGTCCGAGTGTGGCTCGTAGTGCGCGATCACCGTCGAGCGCGCGTCGGTGCGGTAGGCGGTCACGGGTCACCGGTGCGCGAACGTCCAGCCAGCGAGCCAGCCGAGCGCGAAGAAGAGCGGCAGCGCGAGCAGCCACCAGTACTCGATATCCATTCAGGAGTCTCGCCTGTCCGCGGTTTTCAGAGCGCGGCAGCGTCAGGCTGAGGCGGCTGCGGCACAGGCGGTTCGGCG